AGTTAGGATGTCCCGACCCGTAATGAAACCCGGATATTACCTTACCGGATCGAGCGGTGCCCCAATGCATTCCTGTTTGGCAGCCTGCTAATCCTCAAATGACGGCCCACAAGCCGGTCCGCCCATCCTGCCCGATCTCCGCCACCCGCGCCGCCATTGCGCCCTCCACCCAGTTTGCAAAGGGCACCTCCACCACGCTCTGCGCGCCAAACCCGCTGCCCATGTCGAATTCCACGGCAAACCGGCCCGCATTCTCCGCCTCCGGCATGGCCCAGCTTTCTGGCACACCCGCCCCGCGCCGGGTCCAGCGGAGTTGGCCATCCCGCACCCGCAGATGCGCCACAGGCCAGGGCAGGCCCGCACGGTCCTCGAACATGGCCGTTTGCGGGGTATCATCCGTCGCGGCCTGCCAGACCAGCTCCGCCCCATAGGCCTCCCCGTGGAGGCTCGCCCGCGCCACCGCCGTATCCAGTATCACCAGCCGCGCCCCTATCGCCGCATTGCCGGGCACGCTCCCTCGCTGTCCCCGCAACAGCCCGGTCAGCCGCCATGTGTCCGGCGCGATCAGGTGTGCCCGTTCAAACTGCACACATTCCCAGCCCGCAACTGTCTCCAGCAGCGCCGCATTGCCGCCGGAAAAGACCAGCGCTTCCGGCAGGCTCGCAAACTCCCCACCCGGACAATACACGCTCAGCGCAGTTGCGCGGTCCCACCGCCCGACCGGCCCGGCCCCACATGCCTCCACCAGCCGCCCGATCACCGCCGGCCGGTCGAGCCGCACCGCCTCGCTGAGCGCATCTTCGGCCAGGCCGGCTGACACGACCACCTCACCCGGCCACGGATCGGCCCATGCCGCCACCAGCGGCCCAACGCCTTCGCCAAACTCCGGCAGGCTCGGTGCATCCATGACGACAAGGTCCACCCCGCCGAATACAGGCGCGGGCGGCGGCGCGCTGCCCGCCTCGCCAGCCCGCACACGCGGCATTGCGGCTAGCTCCTCCCGGCAGGTCAGCGCCCGCACGCCGCCCCGGGCAACAACATCCGTGACCCGCCAGACCGGCCCGCCCTCCACGCGCAACCCATCCCCCGGCTCCAAGGCGAGGGCCGACAGTGACAGCGCACAGATGGCCGTCTCCCCACTTGCCGCCGATGCCAGCAGCGCCCCGGCCACCGCCTCCGCCCGGCTCGCCCCCAGCGCCAGCGGCAGGGCCACATCCTGCACCAAACGCGGATCGCCGCCCTCTGTTCGTGCCTCTGCCATGCCCGGCTGGTAGTCCGCCTCAAGATCAACATGCATCAGCCTGAGCCGCGCCGGCGCCTTGTCGAGCAGGGCGCGGGTCTTCTTCAGTCCGCCTTCCACCAATGCGCCGGGCGCCACATCCAGAACGCCCCCTTCGCCCGCCATGCGGAAGACCAGCGCCCCGCCGCGCTCCACGCACTCGAAGCCATAGGCTGCCCTGAGCGGCTCCAGCGCCGCCCGCACCGAATGCACCCCGTCGAGCCCATAGCCCTCGACAATCCCGTCCAGCCCCGACACATCCACCGCGTCCACGCCGCCCCGCGCGCAGAAATCCGCCACCACATCGGCCAGCGGCGCAAGGCCCGACCGCCCGTTCAGCCAGTGCCCGCGTGCCCAGTTGCCGCCATCGCTCCAGACCTCTTCCTTCAGCGGCCAGGCCGGAAAGGGTCGCCCGTCCCAAGCCCAGACATAAGCCGCCTCGACCAGTGGGCTCGCCTCCCAATACGGCAACACCGCCGCCAGCGCCCGGCGCTGAAATACCTCGTCCCGCGCCCCGCTCGAATTGGGCGGCAGCGCGCTCTCGCTGCTTTTCGGATCAACAAACACATTCGGCGCATTGCCGCCCTTGTCGACCGCCGCAAAGCCGATCTCGGTCAGGCGCACCGGCTTCGTCCCCGGCACCCAGCCCGTCGGTGATGCCTTGCGCACCCCGCCCGGACGTTCGTGATGATACGCGCCTGCCCAGCCGGCGATATCCTTCTGACGGAACACAAAATGCTCGCCATGCGCCGTGTCGATGATCGGTGTACGGTCCTGCGCGTCGCGCGCCGCCTGGTCCGGATAATACCAGTCATATGCCTCCCCGCCTGCGATCTGCGATGCCAGATAGGCCGGATCGTCCGCCGCGGCATATCCGGCCAGCGCATCGAGATGATCGTTCCCGTCGCGCCAGTCCCCCAGCGGCGGATACCAGTCGACGCCGACGAAATCGACAGATGCACTCGCCCAGAGCGTATCCAGCGGGAACAGCACGTCCCCCGATCCGTCCCCCGGCGCATAGGCGCCATATTCGGTCCAGTCCGCGCCATAGGACACTTGTGCGCCCGGCAGGATCGCCTTCACCTCCGCCGCCAGCGCCACCAGCGCCTCGACAAAAGGGAACGCGCCCGCCGCGTCCCGCACCCGGCTGAGCCCGACCATTTCGCTGCCGATCAGGAACGCTTCGACGCCGCCCGCCTCGGCGGCCAGCTGCGCATGATGCAGGATGAGATTCCGAAACCCGTTCGCTCCGTTCACGAACGCTTCGATCTCACTGCGCGCCGCCGCGGTGCCATCTGCCGATACGCCGATCCGCCCCCGCCACGGAAAGCCGGGCGTATCCATGAACAGGAAGGGCGACAGCGTGACAGACAGGCCCCGCGCTTTCATCTCCTGTATCGCCCCGATGACGCACCGGTCTGCAGGCGTGCCCCCATAATTCGGATGGCCGTCCTCATCGCGGGAAATGACATAGGCATCGCCCCGCGCGACGCCCGCCACCTCCCACGCATAGGGCACCGTCACCCGCTCGCGCGTTTCCACGCCGGGATGGATTTCGCACGCCCCCGCCTCGATACTCGTCCCGAACCATCCGACCGTCAGCGCCGCGCGCGATACGTTCGGCAGATCACTCTCCAACTGGTCCAGCGACACAAGGAAATCCGCCCGCGCCTCACCGGACCACGCATTCAATGCGCGCTCATGTCCCGGAAACCTCTGTTCCCGCACGATCTCGGTCGCATAGACGAATTCGCCCGATGCCGGAATGATGTTCACGCCCGTCACCACATCAGCCAGCCCCGGCTCTGACCCGCCCGGCGGCACGCGCTCGACCTCGAAGGAAAGCTGCGGCAGCCGGTTGCCAAATGCCTCCAGCGGCAAATCCTCGAACACGATATAGGCCGTCCCGCGATAGGCAGGTGCCACGCCTTCGATCATCTCGATCAGCGGGTCGGGAAGTTGCGCTTCATCGCCCGGATAAACCCGGTGCACGATACCCGACAGGTCAAACGCCTCACCATTCGCCCAGGCCCGCCGCACGCCCAGAATCGGCCCTTCGCCGAGCCCCACGGCAAAGCTGACCGAATAGTCGTATTCGGTCAGCTTCGGCCCGCCCTTGCTGCTCGCCCGCCGCGTGGTCTTTGTCTCCTTGAAGCGCGCGGCCCAGATCACCTGCCCGCCGACCCGCATCCGGCCGTAGACCGAGGGCAGTCCCGCCCCCTCGCGCGCCTCCATCACCGGCAGGGATTTGACGCGTGGCCCTTCCTGCGCCGGCGCAAAATACGCGCCCACCGCCTGCCCGGCCAAACTGCCGAGCGACTTGCCAATCGCTGCGCCGGACAGCTGCCGCCCCAGCAGGGTCAGCCCGTGCGGCAGCGCCTGCTGTCCGATCACCTGCCCGACACTCGAAAACACGATCTGCGCCATGCCTAATCCTCCACACCGGGAAAGGCGAACGCCGCCACCGCCCGCCTCCGCCACCACGGCACAAGCCGCGTCTCCACCACCGCCCGGCCCCAATAGGCATGCACCAGCGCGCCCTCGCCGCTCAGCACGCCGCAATGCTTGGCCGGCACCCCTGTCGCCATACGGAACACCATCACATCGCCTGCCTGCGCCTCGCCCAGCGGCACTTCCCGCAAATGCGCCCCCGCTGCCGCCAGCAGCATCTCCTCGCCCGTCACTTCAGCCCAGTCCGGCGTATAGGGCGGCAGGCGCGCGGGCTCTGGCCCGACCAGCTCCCGCCAGACCCCGCGCACGAGGCCGAGACAATCACAGCCTGCGCCCTTGCGGCTCGCCTGATGGCGATAGGGCGTGCCCAGCCAGCCGCGCGCCGCCACCACGATCTCGTCCCGCCTCATCGCCTGCCCCCATCATTGCCGCTCGCCGCCGGGCCGAGCAGCACGAAATCCGCCCCCGGCAAATGCGGGAAGCCGCGAAAACTCTCCGCATTTCCGAAAACCTCCGAACACGTCTGAAATCGGTGATCGCAGCTCAGCCCCGGAAACCCGCCCACATCCACGCCGCAGCGCGCATCGCCCAGCACGGCGTCGCACTGGCGCGCATAGACCCGGCCCAGCGGCCGCTCGAATTCCGCCTTCCGACTGACCAGCTGCGCCTCGAACCCGGTCTCGCCGCGCGTCACCTCGCTGAGCCGCCCGCTCCATACACTCACGAACAGGTCCGGCCGCTGCCAGTCGGCGCGGATCACCTCAACCCGCGCGCCATCCCACAGGCCATCCGCGAGGTCCGTTTCCGTAATCGCCTCATGCGCCAGCGCCCCGCCCGCCGCCGCATGGCCGGGCTTGAGATCCGCCGACTGGGCAAAGCTCGCCCCCTCCAGCGCCGCGCCGGGCTGGTAGAGCGTGCCGTCCACGTCCAGCGCCTGGTCATGCTCGGTCACCGCCAGCACAAACCCGTCCGCCCGCACCAGCCTCCAGCAGAGGCACGTCGTCGCGGCGCCGCTCGCCAGTCGCCCCGCAAATTCCTGCTCGATGATCCGCATAGTGTCTATCCCACCAGCTCGATGAGCGGCACACGCAACGCCTTGCCCGCGCCAAAGCCTTCCAGCGTGATGTCGAGCCGGTCCGTATCGAACCGCACCGGGCAATCGAACCGGAAGCCCGCACTCACCACGGCGCCCGGCTCCGGCGCGCTGTCCAGCGTGACCTCGCCATTCGTCTCGTCCACGCTGAAGGGAATTGCGACGCCGTTCACCGCGACCAGAACGCTGCCCGCCACCGGCTTCAGGATACGCCGTGAATACGCGCCATACATCTTCATCAGCTGGAACTGCGTCTGCGCCCCATTGCCCGTCGCAATCACCTGATCTGTGGCCGAAGGCATCTCGCCGACCGCGCACGACCGATCATCCAGCGCATCCCGGAACCGGAACCCGTGCAGCCGCCCGCCGCGCGCCTCGAAGAAAGCGACCAGCGCCTGCAGCGCGTCCAGCTTCAGCGCCGCGCTGCCAACATCCCAGCGCCGCCGCGAGCCGGCCCAGACCGCATTGCGTGCCTCGGCTCCGCTCGCCAGCGTCACCACGTCCGTACGGCGTTCCGGCCCGCCTGTCGCTGCCAGTGCCAGCGGCACCGGGAAACGCACCTCATGGAAATTCGCCAAGCTCACAGGAACCGCCCTCCGCCCGCCACGAGCCGCGCCAGCATCGCGCTCATTGCCGCTTCGCTCTCGCGCCCGGATGGCTCCGTCCCCGGCGCATAATTCATGTTCAGCGTCACCGCATGCTGGGCGCCGCTCTGCGCGCCTGCCATCGCCGCAACGCTTTCGGCGGCGACGCGCGCCAGATCCTTCAGGATGCTTTCCGCCATACGCTCGAAGTCCAGCTCGCCCGAGCGCGCCGCCTGTCCCAGCGCTGTCTCGATGCTCTGCCCGGCCCGCCCGAAGGCGGCCTCCAGCGCCTCAGCCGCCTGCACGCCTGGCCCCTCGGCCAGGCTGCGCAGCGCATCCCCGGCGGTGTTCAGGTCTTTGTCGAAGTCATTCATTGAGTCTCCTCCTCATCCGGGAATGCCGCCATCAATTCCTGCAGCCGTCCCGCCTTCAGCCCTGCCCGGCGCGCCGCGAGCCAGCGCCATTCCGTCAGCGACAGCCGCCAGAATGCCTTCGGCCCGATCCCGGCCGCCAATGCCGACCGCATCATCTCCGCCCACGGAAGCATCACCCCGCGAGCCCCAACCGGAACGCTTCGGCCACGGCCCGCGCCGCGGCGCCGGGCGCCACATCCTGCTCACTCAAGCGCGTCGCCAGTTCGCCCTCGCCGCCGCCCCGCAACAGGGCCGCCACCACCACCAGCAGATCCGCCGCAGACAGTGCCCGCATCCGCGCTTCCAGCTCGCTCATCCGCGCGCAGCCAAACGCCGCCTCGATCTCGGCCAGCGCGCCGAGCGTCAGGCAGAGCCGGCGCGCCACGCCGCCGATCACCAGTCCGGTCTCGCCCCGCGCCGCATTCATGGCAGCACCTCAAAGGCGAGCAGACCCGCGCTCTCCAGCGTGACAGAGAACTCCGCCTCGCCATCATGCGCGCCGCTCCAGCTCAGTTCGCTGATCTGGAACGCGCCTTCCAGCGTGCCGAAATCCGGCAGGACGAGCTGCCAGTCCGGCGCCTCTCCGCCAAAGAACACGGCCCGCATCCGCGCATCCGAAGCCGCGTCCTTGAACACACCGCGCCCCGTCACGCGGGCGGATTTGATGCCCGCCCCCTCGACCAGTTCGCGCCAGGCCTCGGCGCTGTCGGCACTTGTGCCATCCACCGTGCCCGCCGACAGCTGGATACGGCTGGCCCGCACGCCGGCCAGCGTGGTGAACCCGCCCGCGCCGTCTGAAATCTTCAGCAGGATGTCCCTGCCCCTCTGGCCCGCCATCAGCCTGCCTCCTCCGATATGATCCGAATGCGAATAATTCCGCGAAAGGCGCGCTTGTCGGTGGTGCGCATCACATCGCCATAGACGACATGCGCCATCACCACATGCACACCCGGCACGCTCCAGTCCGCGCCCTCCACCGCCGCGCGCAAGGCTGCCACCGCCGCCTTCGCGGCTATCAGCCCGTCCTCCCGGCTGAACACGGCAAGCGTCAGCCTGTGCTCATGCCCGTCCACCAGCGCCGCCCCGGCGGGGGTCACTTCATGGCGCTCCAATTGCGCATAGGGGAAGATCGGCGCATCGCTCTCCGCATCGAACACGCGCGCCGGTGCCCCGAAGATTGCCTGCACGCCGGCATTTGCCCGCAGCAGCGCCATCAACGCGTCCTGGATGGCGGCCTCCGCGCTCATATCCGACGCTCCCGCCGCGCGGCGAGAATTTCGCGGACCTCGTCCGGCAGTGCCTCGCTCGCCTCACGCCGATAGGCCGCCAGCACCAGCCGCTTCAGCGCCTGCACCAGATCCTCCGGCACATCCGCCGCCGCGCCATAGCCGGTGACAAAGGTCACGTCCGCATGCCCGCCCGGCGGAATGGGCGGCAGCGTCACGAACGGCTTCAGCCTCAACCGCCCGCCGCTGAGCGCAAACCGCGCCGTGTAAAGCTGCGCTGCGCCGTCCGCATCCACGGTCTCGACCGAGACCAGCGCTGTGGCCGGCCCCGGCACGAGCCGCAGGCCGGTCCGCGTCACGCCCGATGGCCAGCGGTCAAACCGCCGCTTCACCGTGCGCGTGATGAGCGCCAGCCCCGTCTCCGCCTCCAGCCGCGCCCGCGCCGACACGATCAGGCCGGTCACGAGATCATCCTCGCCCGCATGGCCGATACGCAGATAGGCCTTCGCCGCATCGAGAGACAAAGCCTCCCCGTCCGGCGGTGAGATCACCGTCAGATTGTTCATTTGCTGTTTCCTCAAAATATGAGCTCGATTGGGCACGAAATAAATTTAGTTATTTCAGTGCACTAAATTTTTCTTTGTGGAGTGCTGGGGAATACTCCGTTAATCGCGTTGACAGGCCTTGGTCCTGTAGGCACCTTTTAAAAATCCTCTTTTCAAAGATTTTTTTGAAAGGAGAGAACCGTGAATAATCAGAACCCCAAGAAACGGTGGTTCCCGGATGACCCGCCCAGATGGTTGAAATGGGCGGGACCTGTGGGAGGTTTGGTTTGGCTCATCACTCGGGCCGCCATTTCGTTCGCCACCTAAACCAGCCCCTCCAGCTTCTCGATCAGCGTGCCCCCGATGGGCAGGGCGACGCTGCGGACGAGTTCATTGTCGATCTCGGTCTCGGTGGAATTGATCAGGGTCGAGAGCGCTTCGGCGATCTTTGTGGTGAATTCCTCCTGCTGCGGGCCGGTGAGCAGCGCGGCCTGGCGGATGAGGGTGGTGAGAATGGATTCGAACATTTGGGTTTCCTTTGGTTGGATTGAGATTGAATTTTCAGTGGAACGTCACCCCCGACGGGCCCCGCCCGTCTGGGGGCCCATCTCCTGAACGCGCCCCATATATGTGAGGCAGCGTCCGGTGATGGGTCCCCAGACCGCTTCGCGGTCGGGGATGACGCAGGTAAGCGGCGCGCTAAAACACCATCACTTTCGCAGCGTCGAAATTCTGCACGCCGCCGCCGACGCGCTTGGTCGTGTAGAACAGGACGAAGGGCTTGGCGGAGTATGGATCGCGCAGTACGCGCGCGCCCTGCCGGTCGGCGATCAGGTAGAAGCGGCGGAAATCCCCGAAGGCGATGGCCGCATTGCCCGTGCCGATGTCCGGCATGTCCTCGGCCTCGGTCACCGGATAGCCCATGATCGTGGCGGGCTCGCCGCCCGTGCCCGGTTGCCAGATATACCGCCCGTCCACATCCTTCAGCTTGCGGACGGCGGCCACCGTGCGCCGGTTCATCACGAAACGGCCATTGGCGCGGAACTGTGCCTTCGGCGTGTAGATCAGATCGATCAGCTGGTCGGCCGCATCGGCGGCGGTAAAGTCCCCGGCCACCGAGCCCACCTTGCCCCAGACATGGCTCGCCTCGGCGACAATCTCATAATCGAGAAAGCCTTTCGGCTTGCCGTCGCCATCGCCGCTGATGAAGGCCGCCGATTCCTGCGCCGCAAAGGCGGCCTCCACCTCATCGGCCAGCCAGGCATCAATATCGGCATAGGAATCTTCCAGCAGGGTCTGCGTCGCCGCAGGCATGGCGTACAACTCGCCCGCCGGGAATTCGAGCAGGGACAGCCCCGACTGCGCCGTCTCCGTCCGCGCCACCTGTTCGCCGACCCAGCTCGCCGCCGCGCCAAGCCCGACCGGCTTCTTGTAGGTGCCCGCAGAGGTCTGCCGCACAGTCGCAATCTGGCGCATCGGGCTCGCGGCCAGCAGGCGCGACTCGATCAGCCGGTCCAGTTCCGGCGGCGCAATATATCCGCCCTGCTCATCCGTGCCGGTGTTCAGCGCCTTCACGTCGAGCCGCGACAGCCCGCTGTCATCGCCGCTGCGCAAATAGCGCCCCCAGGCCGCGCTGCGCGCATCCTCGTCGGCGGTCTTCCCCTCGCCTGCCTCCGGTCGGGCCATTTTCAGGCTCAGCGCTTCGAGCCGCCGGTCAATGCGCGACAGCCGCTCATCCGTCAACGGATCGCTTGCGCCCTTCGCTTCGATCTCCGCGAGACGGGCATCATTCGCCTCGGTATAGGCGGCAAAGGCCGCCATCAGTTCGGCATCGCCGCCGCCCGCCATCTTCGTTTCCTTGGTCATATCGTCTCCTGTTTGGTTATTCAGTTTGTCATCCCGGAAAGTGCGCAGCACTTATCCGGGACCCATGCTTGCGTGGCGAAATCTGGGTCCCGGCGCTTCGGCCGGGATGACAGGTTGAAAGTCTCACGCCGCTTTTGCCTCCGCCCCCAGCAGGGCAAACCGCGCCCGTGCCTGCATCGGGCTGGTCACAAGGGAGACCTCGACAAGGTCCACCTCGACCAGTTCCCGCCCATCCGGGCGCCGTGCATTCCAGAGGCGCGGACGAAACCCGATGGAGAGGCCGCTAAGCCCCTGCGCCACCATCGACCGGGCCGCCACGCCCTCGACGAGGCCGCGCACATAGAGCCCGCGCCCATCCTCGATCATCCGCACCCAGCGTCCGGCCATCGCGCCGGGTCTGTGCTGCAACAGCATGGGCAATTGCGCGCCCCGTTGCAGGCTGCGGGCAAAGGCGCCCGCCCGCACCACATCTCCGCTCGCATCCGGCACGCCGAACAGCGAGGCATAGCCTTCGATGAGGAGGGGCCTGCGCGTTCGAAGCCCCCCCTCTAACTCCCCCCTTTCAGGGGGGAGAACAGACCGGACATGCCGTTGGCGTTCCTCCCCCTGAAAGGGGGAGGACAGGTGGGGGTCCACCGGACTCCCCCCAGGAAACACACCCCTATTCATCCCCGCCCTCCAGTCTCCGCTCGATCCGGTCCAGCTGGCTTTCCATCCGGTCCACGCCCTCCTCTAGGCGCGCCAGTCGCTCGACCACACTGCGCCGATCCCGGACCGTGTCTTCCAGCGTCGAGATCCGCTCCGCTGCCGCGCCCGCCCAGACCAGCGCCCCGCCGGTCTGCACCAGCACGGCCACGAGGAATCCGATCGTCACTTTCCGGTCGAGCTTCATGGCTGCAGCCCCGCAAGCTTTCGCTTCTCTTCGCCCGTCGCAAAGCTCGCGCCCTCAAGCCGCGCCCAGAGCGCATCGCGTTCGGCCGACAGGGCGGGGACGCGATCAATGTCCGCGCGCACCTCCACCTCCGCGCCGAACGGCACATCCAGCCAGGCCGACAGCGCCGCCGCCATCTTCTGCACCAGCGGCAAGACGGTCATCCGCCAGAAGGCAAGGTTCGCCTCCTTGTAGTTCGAATACGTATTATCCCCCGGAATGCCGAGCAGCATGGGCGGCACACCCAGCGCCAGCGCAATCTCCCGCGCCGCGCCATGCCGCGCCTGAAGGAAATCCATCTCGGCCGGCGACAGCGACATCGGCCGCCAGTCGAGCCCGCCTTCCAGCAAGAGCGGCCGCCCCGCATTCGCCGCGCCGGAATACATGCCTTCCAGCTCGGCCTTCAGCGCGTCGAACTGGTCCGGCGGCATCCGCCCATGCCCGCCATAGACGAGCGCGCCGGACGGCTTGGCCGAATTGTCGATCAGGGCCTTGGCCCAATCGGCGCTCGCATTGTGCAAATCCAGCGCCCGCCTTGCGGCGCCCAGCGGGGGAAGCCCCAGCGTGTCGCTGACCGGGTTGAACAGTTTCAGATGCAGCACCGGGCTCCAGCCCGTCTCGGCATCGCGCCGGATCAGCCGCTCGCCGTGGCGCTCGCGCACCGCCCAGGCCTCGACCCAGCCCCGCGCATCCGACACCGGCCGCATCGCCGAGGGGCTGAGCGCGTAGAGCGCCGAGACACCGGCCCCGTCTTCCGCCTCCAGCCGCACGCCTTCCAGGAACGCATTCCCGGTCAGCTGCAGCTGTGAATAGACCGCCTCGAACACTTCCGCCGCGACGCCATCGGGCTGCGGTCGGCGGATCAGGCGCGCTGCCCCCTCATGCGCCGTGACCAGCGGGACCGAGGCCGCCGCCTCCGCCACCATGCGCACCGCGCGATAGGCGATGGCATTGGCGAGGTAGCCGTCCCGCGTCAGCGCCGCGCCGTCCCGGCTGCCCCAGCGGGCCGCCCCGACGTCAGAGAGCGCGACCAGGGGCGGCGCAGATTTCGCCTCGCGGGGGCGGCGGCTGAAAGGCCAGATCGGGTTCATGAGGGGCGCTGCTCCTTTTGCGTTGATGAGCAGAAATTAAATCCCCACCGGCCCCATCGGATTCAGCCGAAAAAACTCGCAGAAAATCAGCCCGCTAAAGAGAGAAAGCTGAGGATTGGAGCAAAATTTTCCCTGTATTTTATTCCCCCGCAGCCATAGCCAGACCCGCCCAAATCTGCTTTTTCGCCATTCGATCAGAGGCGAAGGAGCTAACAGAATGTCGGCACGTGTCATTTCCGTCGCCAACTCCAAAGGCGGCGTTGGTAAAACCACCACTTGTGTCAGTCTGGCTGAGGCTTTTGCCGCCAATGGCTTCCGCACTCTGGTCGTGGATCTCGACACGCAGGCCAACGCCTCCCTGCTCGTCTATGGCCATGAGGGCGACGAGCATTTGTTCCAGGCGATCAATGACTACGTCACGATTTCCGACTGGCTGCTGGAGAATTTCTTCGCCGGCGAGCACAAGCGCCTGTCAGACTTCATCGTCACCGATGCCTCCGACGTCACCTATAATGGCAAGCCGCTGGAACTGGACCTGATCCCGTCCTCGCCGCGCCTGCGCAAGACCGAGCGCGAGCTGATCTATGAGCTGACCGCCAAGGGCTATTCGATGGAAGCGCTGCAGGGCCAGGTCGGCCGCCGCATGCGCGACGATTTCGAGAAGCTGAAGGCCGATTATGACGTCATCATCTGCGACTGCCCTCCGGGCATCTCGGTGATGACCGAAACCGTGCTGGCCGCCAGCCACCTCATCATTGTACCGACGATTCCGGACTTCATGTCCACGCTCGGCCTCGACCTGTTCACCGGTGACATCATGCGCAATCTGCGCGGCCGGGACATCGAGAATTTGCCCTGCGTCCTCGCCACCCGCTATGATGGCACCCCGCACCAGCAGGTCGTGCTGAACGCCATGCGCGAAGCGGCCAGTGCCAAGGAAACCGAATTCGACATGTTCAATACGGTCGTCCCGATGAAGCAGGGCTTTGCCACCAACCCGATCGAGCTCGGCCCGGAGCCGACGCTGCAGGCCAAATGGCCCGGCGACGCGCTCGGCATTGTCGAGAGCCTTCTCAAGGAAGTGCGGGAGAAGATTCAATGAGCGAGACCGCCCTACCCCCAAGCGCCAAGGCGCTGGAATCCCTGCTGGGCCAGCGCGACCGGTTTGCCAGGCTTGGCGAGAAGGATTTCGCCGCCGCGACCATGCTGCTGGTCAAGAAGCTGATGATCTCGGCCGGTCAGACGACGGACGACATGAAGGCCCTGCGCGAAACGGTCGGCCGCGACCTGTTCGAGACCACGCTGAAATCCCTCACCGCCCATCAGGCCCGCCAGCTGGCGCGCCGCATGGACCGGTCGGTGCCGGATCTCGAAGTCTCTACCGCCGGGGCTGCCTGCGCCTGGATCCGCGGCCTGATGAACGGCACCAATCCTGCGCCCACCGAACCGGCCAAGGCCGCCGAGGACACGAGCCCGGACGACACGCCCCCCGCCCCCAAGAACGCCTATTTCGGACGCAAGGCCTTCCGCACGGGCGGCTGA